GCGGCGTCGGTCAGAAGGGAAGGCTTCTGCCCGGGAGGCATGACCTGTGGCATGGCCGTGTCGTCACCGACGTAGGGCGGGATGTACTGACCTACCTGCTTGTCGTCGGCGACCGAGTCGAGCTTCGGGTGGGGGAGCAGCGGCGTGGGCGCGGCGGGTCCTGGTTCGAGGGTCGCGAGGTCGACGACGCGACCGTCCATCATGCGCACCTCGAGGATGTGAAGGGCCGCCTTGCTCCGAAAGTCCTCGAGGTTCCGGCGGAGCATGTCCTCCGTGATGATCAGAGGGCGGCCTGGCATGAGGCGCACCTGCTCGGTGCCGAGGTAGTGCTTCTTGCGAAGGGCCGCCGGCAGCTGCGCTCGGTGGGTGCGGTGTGCCGCGGCGCGCACAACGCTGTGGACTGCGTACTGGGTCATGGGGTGTCCTCCAAACGGAACGGGCGCCGGCACCGATCCGGCACCGACGCCCGCTCATCTTCGCGCAGAACTGGGGCGGCGTCGCCTTAGAACTGCGTGACGTTCGGGAACTTGAGACCGGCGTCGACTTTGTTATTCGGCGTGCCGAGCGAGTCCTCGGACACCGGCACGAAGTTCGTGAGCAGGCTGTCGGCGTTCGTGGTCGGGTTCGCGTCCGCCGAGTACAGCTCGAGCTTGCGCACCGAGGCGATGTTGATGACCGCCATCGCGATGTCCTCCCAGGCCTGGAAGGTGATGATGTTCGCGATCTTGTCGATGTAGAACTTCGTGTTGTTCAGGACGTAGAACTTCCCGAAGAACTCCGGCTTCGTGAAGACGTACACGTTGCCGGGACGCAGGATGTCCGTCTTGACGGTACGGATGTACGCACGCCCGAAGAGGGTGTTGTACTTGTACCCGTCGACCGCCGTCTCCGACTGGAGACGGTCGCCGAAGTCCTCGAGCGTCCACTGGAGGATGTCGTCCCAGTCGACCTCCGTCATCAGCAGGCGTTCGCTGCGCAGGCGGTTGCCGTCGAGCAGCTTGAAGAGGTTGATGACGTCGGGCCGCTGGACGGGGCGGACCGTCGCATCGTTGGTGCTGGCCGCACGCGCGAGCTCGCCCTTGCGGATCGAGAACTCGACGACGCCGGGTCCTTGGATCTGCGAGGTGTTGAGCGGGGTCGCGACGCCGCCATTCGCCTGCAGCTGCAGGGCCTGAACCGAGGCCTCGATGTTCACCGTGAACTCGCGGTCCTCGACCTCCTGGATGTCCTTCACCGAGTTCTCCTCGATGATCTTGGTGATGGGCATCTCGTAGGCGAGAAGCTCCTGCTCCGTCTTCTGGAAGATCTCCGAGCTGACGGTGTAGAAGCCGACCTCTGCCTTCGAGCCGCGGATGAACCGCGCCGTCGGGCTGCCTCGGAAGGTCATGGTGAGCGCGCGGGACTGCGGCTCGACGTCCACGATCTTCACGAGTGTGTCGTGGTTGACCGACCGCTGGCAGTCACTGCGCGTGACTTGCTCCGGCGGGATCACCTTTCGGGCGTAGGAGACCTCGCGCAGTCGGTCGCGGATGTACGAGCCACCGTACTCCGCCATCTTCTCTTTGCCCTCGGACGAACCGAGCTTCTGCGTGAAAAGCTCGTTGAGTACCCTTGCCGGAACGCTCATGGTCTTCTCCTCTCTTTTCCTGTCGTTCCGGTTACGAGCGCCAGCCCGAGATGAACCGGAGCTGCCCACCGTTGTTGGTGGACAAGCGAGTGACGTAGCCGACGACCGGGTCGGTGTCGGAACCCGAGAGGGCGCCGTGACCGACCAGGCCCGTGAAGTTGCGACCGCCGAACGTGATGGTGGCGATCTTCAGCGGCTGCATGACGGCCGTGATGGCCGCGCCACCATGGACGACTGCCGACGCGTCGAAGATGCGGGTGTCGCACTCGTAGTCGCCGCGCCACAGGATGGGCATCTTGGGAGAGGAGAGGGCCTGCACGTCGTAGCGACCACGCTCGGCGAAGAGCGGGAAGCTGCGGGGCGGGAAGGCGGCGCCCGCGGGCTGGTAGGCGCCGACGGACGTGATGTCCGATGCCCGGACGATCTGGTAGGAGGAGTTGAGCGTCATCCACTCGCCATCGACCAGTGCGACGGCGTTGAGTGGATTCGCCAGCGTGGGGTCAGAGAGGGGAAAGTCCCTGCGCTGAACCGGGAGGATGTCCGAGATGGGCGTGAAGTTGATCTTCTGCAGAGTCGACATGGCCTAGTTTCTCCTATCCGTTGGTCGTTGGTCGGAGCGGTTCAGCCCACGCCCCCGACGATGAACCGCTCGAGATCCGACGATGTGGCGGGAGACGAACCCGACTCGGCGTCGTTCGTGAGTGATGCGAGCTTCTGCCCCATGTCGGGGCCTACGAGGTCGACGGCCTGTTCGACGGCGTCGAGCTTGCCCGCCTCGGCCGCCTTCTCCAGACGGGTGGCCAGGTCGTCGACGCTCGTGTCGAGCTCGAGGCCCTTGCGGTGCATCTCGCTCGCGAGCTTCTCGACCCGGTCACGTCGGTCTTTCGAAGCGAGCTTCTCTTCGAGCTCGCCGATGTACGCGCCCTGCGCTCGGAGCGCAGCGGAGGCATCGGTCAGAACCTCCGCAATCTGAGCGTGGCTGATCTTATCCATGTGCTCTCCTTCACACTCTACCAGGCGCTGCCGCACGGGTGGAAGTACCCGGAGCCTGCTTCTCGTCGATGGATGCTGCGAGCTTGGTGAGAAGAACGCGCGCGGCGGCGGTCTTCACACTGGCCGCGGCGGGAGTGACGATGACCTTCTCCTCGGGAGCGGAGGCGATCTTCGGTCCGGCCTTGCCTGTGTTCTCGAAGGCGACCTGCAAGACGTTGTCGTGTTCGGCACTGAGCGCAGGCTCCTGGAAGTACTGACGCAGGTCGTTCTTCCGGTTCGCGTAGGCCGTGCCCTTGGTGTAGTCGCGCGCGGCCTCGGACGATGCAACGAGTCCAGTCGGTCCCTGCGGTGCACCGCCGGCGGGAGCGCCTCCCGACTCGCCCGCTGCGGACGTGTCCGGGGGAACCGCGGCGCCCGCGGAGATCTGCGCCGGGTTGATGGCGTCCTCTGCCTGCTTGACCCGCGTGAGCATGTGGTCGACGAGCGATACGGGCGCGGCGCCCGCCTCCTTGCCCTTGTTCTCGGGCTCACTCTTGTGCGCGGCCTCAGCGGTCTCGAGGCCCTTCTTGGCCTCCTCGAGTCCCTGGGTCTCCTTCTTCTCGTGCTCGTCGGACGCGATCTTGGCGCGGATGAGCGAGACGACGTTCGCGTGCTTCTTGCCGTAGTTGGTCTCGATCATCTTGCCAGCGACGGGGTGCGCCTGGTTGTTCTCCATCTGCGTGCCGCCGTGCTCGGACTTCATGGCCTTCTGCTCACCAGGGTGCATCGGCACGGTGTGCACACCCTGACCCTTGTGATCGGGCAGAGGCTTGGATGCCGTCGCCTGCGACACGCCAGAAGGGCTCGTCTGCAGGTGCTCGGTCAAGTTGTGGGGGCCGGCGAGGCTCGCGCCCTCCTTCAACAGGACCTCGGCGCAGAAGTCGAGCGCACTGGCGAGCTTCTCGACATCGAAGCCACCGAGCTTCACGCCCGACGACGAGGCCGTCTTCTTTTTGCAAGTCCCATCGTGCTTGTCCATGCCGCACGAAGCGCACTTCTCCTCGGCGGTCTTCTCCTGTTGAATGCGGGCCTCCTCCGAGACGCGCACGCGGTCACCCGAGGCGACCATCGCCTGCTTCACCAGGTCTTGCAGCATCGGACGAGCAGCCATCGATCCAGCCATGTTCTCTTCTCCTGCGGACGCCCGCTTCGGCAACATCTCAGCGCCCCGAGGGGCCATGGACTTCTGTTCGGAGGCGCCCGCGTCCATCTGTGGAGGAGCGCCCGTGTTCACCCGGGAGTAGTTCTGCCGCGGCGAGACCCCCGCCGGCCCCCGCTTCCCGGGAGCGAAGGTCGGGTCGATGCTGGGGGTCGGAACCGGGGAGGCTGCGGTCGCACCTGTGGAAGACGCCAGCGTGTCCGCGGCGCTCTTCAGATGGGACATGACCGAAACCTCCCACGATTCTTCACCGTTCCTTGGTTACTTCCACTCGACGGGGTAGCCCGCCGCTTCGAGCAGCTCGAGTGCTCGCAGACCGACAGCTGCGTCGACGTTGGGCGCCGAGGCGACCTTGCTCTTGCTGTCGGGAGCGAGGCCGAGGGTGACGACGGCAGCGACCTTGCGGCCGGCGAGGTCCGCATCGAAGCCGCCGTCGGCCGCGAGCTTCTTCGCCTGCTCGATGGCCATCTGATCGAGGGCCGAAGCCGCGGCCTCCTTCTTCTCCTCTTTCTTCTCTTCCTTCTTCTCCTCGGGCTTGCCCTCTTCCTTGCCCTTCATGTGGGCCTTGAAGGCCTCGGGGATCTCGGCCACCTTCGGCGTGCCGGCGGCGGCTGCCGCAGCAGCTCCCGGAGTGGCCGCGTCGGCCGCGATCTTGCGCAGCTCCTGGACGTAGGCGTGGGCCATGGTGCGCCCGAGGAAGTCTGCCTCCGCGACCTTCTCGGCAGCGGCCTTCTTCTCCTCGTGCTCCTTCTCGGCCTTCTCGCGCTTCTCCTTCTCCTCGTCCTTCTTCTCTTCGTGCTTGGGAGGAGGGAACTCGGCCGACTTCTGGACCCAGTTGTCGTAGAGCGCCTGGACCTGCTCGTCGGGCATCGACTTGAGGTCGATCTTCTGCTCGCTCGCGAGCTTGAAGAAGAGCTCCACAGAGGCCTGCTTCTCGAGGTCCTCGGCGGGGGCCGACGCGGTCTTGTTGGTGCCGTAGTGCTCGGCGAGGAATGCGTCCATGGTGGTCATGATTCAGTGTCCTCCAGCAATCTTGCTGCGCATGGCCTGCGTGTTCCTCGAGGGGAATCCCCTCTCCACGACGGCGTGTTGTGTCTCTTCTCCCACTTCATCCCAGAAGGCGAGCTTCAAGTAGCCCGCCGACAGAGGGGTGAAGAGGCTGTCCACCTCTGCGGCTGCGAGCTTGTGCAAACGCTCATCGGACGGCAGCGCCGTCGAAGCGATGAGTGACTGAGCGTGAGCAACAAGTTCCATGATGCCGGTTCGGTACGCGTTGTACGCAGACCCTATCTTACGCAAGAGTGGAGAATAAAGGGAAGAAGCGGACGAGCGCTTTTCTTTGAGGGGCTCGGAGGCAACCAGTACCCTCTTCTCGACAGCCGGTCCTAGTGCTGACCGAGACGACAACAAAGACATCAGGAGTCGCGCCAGAACGGGAGAGAAGAACTCTTCTCCCATGGGTACGGGCAGAGCCTCATCGCTCTTTGGAAAGACGGTGCCTTCACGTTCCAGCTTGTCGGCGAGAGGACGCTGTCCCATCTGAATGAGGATGATGCGCTGAAATTCCCGAGGCCTCAGCACCATCCCGAGCCCTGATGGCGTGGAGAGGGCGCTCTCCAGAGAAGAAGCGCCTAGCGCATCGAGCACTTCCTTGGGCAGGTCCTTCTCATTCTTCGTGAGCACAGGCACCGCCTTGCCTACGAACTGGCTCGGCATGACGTCCTTCACGATCTCGGCGTCCTTGTCCTTCGCCTGCTTGCCTAGGAAGGCCATCTTGAGTGCGTCGGTCGGTGCACTGGCTGTCTTGCCAACAACACCCTCCGGAGCGAACTCCGGCAGAAGAAGCTCGTCTCCATCGGAATAGCCGAGCTTCTCCGCGAGCTCGGCGCCGCTCAAAAACCAGTAGCTCTGTCCTGCTCCTGCAATCTTCATCATCGTCTTGGCTGTCTTGTCAGCGCCGATGAAGACGAAGCTGATGTCGAAGAAGCTCGGGTAGTCGTTGTAGACGAAGATCTTCCTGCCGTCGGGCAGGATGCGATTCATTGCGCGCTTGGCGTGGTCGCAGTAGTCGTTGCGCGTGATGGACACGCCACGGATGCCCTTGCCGTTCTTCTGGATGAGGGCCTTGTGGTAGCGCAGCACGGCGTCACCAGGTGCCTTGTCTCGTCCAGGAGAGAACATGGACTGCGCTTTTCGATACGTGTCCCAGTCCAAGCAGATGCTGCACGTGTCGAAGGGCACCTTGCAGCCCATCGATACATCCGGGTACTCACCTGCCTGGAGCTTGTCCCAGACGCCAGTGCCTCCAAACTTCTGGCAGCGCTCGGAGTCGACGCGCGCTACGAGTTCGACGCGCTTCATTCGCGGGTTCCACGCGGCGAGCTCCACCTCACCAAAGGCGCGAGAGGCGTCCTTGTTCCGATGGTGCGCGTACGGGTGAGCGGAGTAGAACGTCGGGAACCCGTACGGCCAAGTCTTCGCTCGGATCTTGTCGATGAGCGGATTGCCGGTCCACTCGTCGGGACGGTGAATGAGCGCGGTCTCCGGGAAGTAGTCGCCGTTGATGTTCGAGCCCCAGTACTCGCCCGCGCCCATGGCGTTGAGCAGCACGTACTGCGCATCCTTCTGCGGCTTGAGCGTATCGATGTACCGGACCACTTCCGGTAGCAAGTAAGGCGCGGCCGTCTTCTCGAAGACGGGGGCAGAAGGACCGAACAGCGGGATGGCGTTGTGCCCGTCTTCGTCCTCGCCCTGGAAGAAGGCAACCTTGAGCATGAACGCGCGTTACTTCTTCTTGCCGCCAAGCGCGGCGCGCGTGACCATGTCCCCCATCGGAGAGCGCATCTTGTCGCGAAAGTTCAACGTCTCGACGACCTTGCCACCCGCATGCACGGGGTCTTCCATCATCTGACGTACGTAGCTACCGGCCACCGTGGGGTCCTTCGAGAACTGCGGGTTGAATGTGCGCAGCGTCGAGAACATCCGGTTTACCAGCCGAGGGTCCTCCTCGTGCTTGGCTGCAACATCCGGGTTGACCTCGAGCATCGCACGGAAGTCGCGGCTCTTGGTGGCGGCGTCGTAGATCGCCCCGGCAGCAGCAACTCCGCCCCCAACGGCAAGCGCGCCGGCGGCGCCCATGGCACCACGGCCGAGCGCGGCGCCCATGCGCCCCGGGTTGCTGAGGCCGGAGCCTGCCATGAGCCCTTGCCCGAACGACGCGGCCGTCTTCGTCTTCAGGTACTCCGTGACGGGATTCTCACTGCCCACTTTGGACCTCGTACTTGTGCCGGAGGTGCGCCGTCGTCCCCGGGATGTTGCGCGCGACGAGGTCGACCGCGCCTCGCGCGCCACGCGCCGGAAGGCTCGGGCTGTTCTGCATGTGGGTGTAAGCCTCCATGCCACCGATGCCGATGGCAGCTTCCGGCAAACGTGAAACCACCTTCTCGGCCACCGCACCCGCTGTAGGGCCGACTGTCTTCTCAACGAAAGGGCGGATGGCCTTGCCTGCCCCCGTGCTCACTCGAGAGGCTGTGTTGTACATGTCGGCGAGAGACGCCTGCTTGAGGTAGTGATCGAGATGCGCGGCGTGCTGGCGGAGCTCGCGCTGCGCTCCGCGCGTCTCGGCGAGCTTGGAGAGCACCGTGCAGAACTCCTCGAACTCGACGATGAGCGGGTGCTCGGTGTTCACCACCCTGGCGCTGGCGGTCTTGTCGACCGACGCGACCGCGGCTTCGAGCGTGTGAAAGACCCCGTCACGCAGCAGCCGCGGCGTGATCAAGGAGAAGGCCACCTTGATGTGATCCGCGCTCGGAGCCACCGTCGACCAGGCCTGCATCACATCACCCAGGCTGACGTCAGAGAGCGCCGCCTGCTTGACCTGGTGGTACACCCGGTCCCCGAGGTCGGCGTACATGACCTCTAGGCCATCGAGCTGCGTCTGCAGATGGTCCTCGGCGCCGGCGAGCTTGTCCTTCAGCTCGATGACTTCCGAGTGCGGATTGGCGTAAGGCAGCTCCGTCTTCAGGTCCGCACCGAAGATGGCACCGAGCTCACGCTCCGCGACGTCCGACTCGATGCTGGCCGTCTTCGGCGGTGCGTCGTAGTCTCCGGTGCCGCGATCGAAGACCGAGCCCCCACCCCCATCGTTCAGGTCCTGCAGGATGGCCGCCGGGTCGGCGGGTCCGCCCGGGAAGTCGACCACATGGTGCGTGGCGCCTTCCTTCTTGAAAGCCTCGAGGTAAGCCGCCGTGTTGGCAAACTCCGCTACCCTCTTCACCTGCTCGGGAGAGAGCTGCGCCTGCTTGACCGTGGTGACGACAGCGTCGGTCAGGGTCTTGTGCTCCCCCGCAGTCCAGTCGGCAGCCGCCTTCTTACCCAAAACCTCGAGGTACTCGCCCGAGTGGGAGTGTGCGTTCATTTGCTGCATCAGGCCGTGCCGGGGAAGGTCACTCATCACTCACCAGTCCCTTCACAAGGACTAGAATAGACCAGGGCTAAAAACATGGGAAGACAACCGCCCAGTGACTACGTCGACAAGGTCGAAGCAGCGAAGACGTTGGGCGTGTCCGTACGCACGCTCGACAACATGATCCACAAGAACATGATCGTGCCGCACTCCTTTGCCGGCAGCAGGAAGGTCGTGTTTCTACGCTCCGATGTCTCTGCCTTGATGCAGGCCACAGGTGATGGAGGACTCGACCTGGCCCAAGTGAAAGCGCTGGCCTTGGCTGCGCTGTCGACCTCCCGTCGCAACGAGCAGCGTATGGTGGAGCTCTATGCGCACCTGGGCATGGAACTTCTACCCCTCGCGCGTGATACGCATTCGGTGCGTTCGCTCTACGAAGAGGTGAAGCTCGGTGTAGAACCCTCGAGCGTCCACGACGCCGACTGGCTGCAGTTCTGGACCAACACCTTCTTCTCGATGGACGAGGTCTACCTTGAGCTCGTCACGCATCTGACTGGGGACGTAGAGCCGTGGTTGGTGTTCCACGACTTAGCGAACGCCATCTTGCGAGAGCTGGATTCTTACGGACTGACACGCCCTGTGCGCATCTTCCGCGCCAGCCGAAACCACCTACGCCATGTGAGTTACATGCACTGCCGCAGAGTGAAGGGGGTAGAAACCGCCGGCATCGTATTCGACGGCCGCGCGCGTGCGGTCGATGAGTTGAACGCCCTCATTGGTTAGCCCTGATCGATGGGACCGCGGTACCCGGTACGAAGCGGACCCTGACCAGGCATCTCCCTGATGGGGCTGATTATATCCGGACGCGGCACGAGGATCATCGAGACCATCATGCAGTAGAGGATGGAGTGGAATGTGTCGTCGGGCCGGTCCGGACGGTGCGTGTACTGCAGCATCCTCAGCGCGTTATTGTACTCCGAGAAGATGTTCAGACAGTCGTTGCCGTAGGGATCCTCGAACTCTTCCCAGCACGGCAAGTCCACCTGCTGGCGCTTGATGGCGTTGAAGATGTCGCTCATCACCTCAGTGCGCACCATCTGCCAGCGGCGGAAGTTCGGGTTCCAGAAGACCTTCTTCTTTCCGCGCGCCATGTACTGGTACTTGTGTACGCGCTTTGGACCGAACTTCCGGGTCAGGTGGTCATTGCGATCGAAGCCGCCACCGTAGTCGGCGCCGATGAGGCGCACGTTGAAGTACTGCATCATCTCGTCGATCTTTGCGAGCTGCGGCTCGGGGTCGACGTCTTCTCCTGTGAAGCGATGCACGTAGAAGATGCGGAAGCGCTGGTGCACGTACGTGCCGAGGGAAAGCACCGTGTACGTATTTTCGCCTGTGCCCCAATCGATTCCAGCGAAAATAGGCTGCCCTGCACCAAGTGAGTGGTACGCATCGAGCGCGTCCATGTTCATGTGCAAGTCGGGCTTGCAGCACTCCTTGACCTGGGCGCGTGTCAGCGGACGAAGACCTGAATCGTACGAGACGCCGAGCACCTCGTTGTAGAACTTGGCGCGGTCGTAGCGTCCGTAGTCGAGCATGATCTCGTCCCACGACCGCCACGGGACCATCAGCTGCGGGATGCGGTAGCACTCGAAGATGCCACCCTCCTGCATCTCGGCCCACTGCGCATCCTCGTGCATCGGGTTGATGAGCTGACCGCACTTCTCGCAAGACAGACCCCGCCTCTGGATGTTCTTCTCCCCCAGGATGTTCCAGTAGCGACCCGCACCATCGGCCGAGCCGCAGCGGTCGCAAGGCACAACCCACTCGCCCATCGTGCTCATGGCTCGCCCGCGAGAAGTCCCGCTACGGTAGAACTCGAGGACGTTGTCGAGTCCCTTGGGCGTACCGGCGTAGAGGAAGCGGCGCCACTGCTCAGGAGCGTGGCTGAGTGATTGCTCGATGACGGGGATGTTGTCCGAGAGCACGTCCTGCAACTCATCGACGGCCAGGCACCAGGCAGGAATGCCTCGGGTACGGTCGGCGTTCAGGAAGGCGTAGCGCATCGTAATCTTCGAGCGGTTGACGAACTGCTTCTCGAAGACGTTCTGCTGAAGGAGGGTGGTCGTGTAGGCCTTGAGGATGTCGCTAGTCTCGAGCGGTTCCTTGATGCGGTCGACTGAGAAGGTCTTGGTCTGTGTGGCTGACGGCGACACGTAAAGCGTACGGAAGCCCTGCACCATGCACGAGTAAGTAATGATGCGGTTGCCGAGCAGCGTGGACTTCTCAACCTGCCGTCCGCAGAAGAGGAGGACGCGCTTGGCTGGCGTGTCGTAGACCCGGCGCATGTGCCGGCGACCTTCGAAGGTAAAGTTCTCGTAGCCCATGCCGTCGACACGCGGCATGCGGAAGGCGAACTCAGTGAACTGTGAGGGGAGCACCGCCGGGATGACGGCAGGAGCCTTGCGATCGTCATCCAGAAACGTGAAGTCGTCGAAGAGGTCTGGCTCTGGGCACCAAGGCTGGCCGTTCTCCGCGTTGTAGAGTTCCTCGTCGGATAGCTCCTCCTCGAGTGCTTCGAGATCGAGCTCGAAAGACTTCGGCACATGATTGTGCCCGTGGTAGTTGGTACCCAACATGAGTGCTCAGCCTACTTCAAGACCGGAGGAGATGCTCAACAACCTCTTCGCCAGCGTGCAACGAGCGGGCCCTGTCTTCACAGGCAACGCTACCTTGGTGCCTGAAGGAGAGGGCTTCCACATCACGTTGCAACTCGCGCAGGGCGCGTTCAACCGCAACGATGTCGGCGTGCGCACGCAGAAGGCTTTGAACAGCTACGTCCGTGAGTACTTGAAGACGGCCGGCTGGCGTGTGAAGCACGCGGGCTTCAAGAAGAACTACTTCGAGCTTTTCACCGCACCGTCCAGAGCTGCGTCGAACTCGTCCAGGAACTTGTAGACGAAGAGGTGCGGGTCGAGGACGTGCCCGAAGCCGTAGGCGCGCATCCACCAGCTTGCCTTCTCCTCGGTGTACGCGGCCTTGATGCGGGGGTAGGTCGCCTTGAAGTAGCTCTCGACGCACGTGGACAACGTGTTCGGGAAGGTCTCCTTCCAGTAGGTCGTCGGGTCAGGCAGCGCATTGATTTCGTCGGTCACGTAGAAGTGAAAGACGATGTCACCCTCGGTGATTGCAAACTCGAGGGCGAAGGTCGTGTAGTCGGTGCACTGGATGAAGTGCAGCGGCAGTACGGGCAGTGTGCCCTTCGCTTCACTTTCGATCTTCGCCTGGGCCTGGTCCCGGCTCAAGGGTGCTTGGGTCGTCATGCTTGGGATCCTTCAAAGGTGCGAGGTCCACGGTGTGCTGCCCGGCACTCAGCGCCTTGATGTTGGGCAGCGGTTTGTTCTCCGTACGCAGCGCGATGGACTCGAGCTGACCGAGAAGCTGGTTCTGCGGGTTCGAGGTCATTTGTAGCATCTCGGAGCTACCGCGTGCGATGTTCAAGTAGTTCAGGGCCTTCTGGCTGTCGCCAGGTCCGTCTTGGTACACCGCCTCAACAGCGCGGCGCGACGAAACATGCTGCAGGTCGTAGAGCAGGATCTCGAGGTCCTGCTTGCTGCCTGACATGCCGAGGCGCATCTGCGCCAAGGTGGCCGCCGAAGGGGAGTGCGGCAGATCGGCCGCGACCTTTCGGGCGCTCTTGTAGTAGGCACCACGGAGCGCGCGGCCCATGCCCTTGAAGACCGGGATGTTGTTGGCCGCGTTGTCGACCCGCCACTGCAGAAGGATCCGCATCGTGTCGTTGTCGAGCAGGTCGATGTTCCAGTAGTAATGCTTGTACACCTCAAGCACTTCCACAGTGCAGTACGTCTTGTACTTACGCGTCACGCAGTCGGCGATGGCGGCGTAAGGGACCTGCGCCAACATCATCGACTCGATGAACTCCCTGACGCGTGGTTTGTCTTTGGCCTCACCTGCAGCACGCATCGAGAGGTCCGTTTGAAACGCCCGGTTGATGCGTTCTCTGTGGATGAACTGCGACGAAGCCAGGTGCAGACAGTCGTGGGGGTAGAAGGGCTCAGGCCACGGCGGGATGCGCGTGCGCACCCAATCGATGTAAGCGAGCGACAGCCAGTCGAGGTCCTCTCCTTCGACGCGCTCCTTGATCTCTTCCGTGGTGTAGGCGTCGGGGTGGACGATCAGCGCCTTGATGAAGTATTCGGCTGGCGAACGAAGTCGGAACATCTCACGACTTCTGAAAAGCGAGAATTTTCAAACCTTCGAGCACCTCCTCGGTGCATCGAATGGCGCGCTCGAGGGCAGGGATGGGGGTCTCCCGGAGACCGAGACGCGCCGCGAGAAGTAGCTCGCACATCTTGAGCTGCGCTTCGTCGATGACGGGCATGTACGCGATGAAGGCGCCGAGGTTCTCAGGATTCAGGAACCCAAGAGACAACACCGTGTCGACAGCAACCGGGTCGGGGATGACGGCCGCTTCCTTGACCAAGTCCTGCTTGAGGTCAGGCATGGTCGAGAGCACTTGCGCGGCCTTCTCGAGCGCCTCGTTCAGCTGGTCGGTGGCGAGCTTGATGTACCGTCCAACGCGCACGTCGACGGGAGTGCTCCACGCGGCGGCCTCCCCCAGCTTCTTCTGTGCGTAGCCGAGGTCGGTACCGAGACCGCCGAGAAGAAACAGCGTGTCGTCGAGCGACAAGAAGCTCTTCTCGTCGTGCGCGAGCTTGTCGACAGGGAAGCCTCTGAGAGAGAACGTGCTA